AACCGAGACATCGGCACACCCCGCCCACCACCCACAGATGCCAATCAGATCTAGGTACAGCAGACGGAGGCGGAACCGGCGGAACCAGCGCAGGCGGGGACTGTGGCCCCGGGCCAATAGGCGGAGATACCGGTGGAGAAGGAAGAACGGAATTTTCCATGCGCGCTTCATGAGGGAGGTGACTCTCAGCGTGTCAAGCTTTTCCACGCCCTCTTGGAACGTTGGACATTACGATTTCAAACTGAAGGACTTTATCCCAAAAGGACCGGGAACGATCGTAAACCTTTACAGCCTCCCATTTGCATATTACCGGATCAGAAAGATCAAAGTCGAATTTCTGCCACTAAATGGCATTAACAGTAATAGGACTTACTCTAGCACTGCTATACAACTGGATGGAGACTATGTGGGGGAAGGGAAAAACCAAACTTATGATGTCCTGGCAAACCACAGCAGCAGGCATGGTTTCACCAATATTGCTAGACACAGTCGCTATTTCACTCCAAAACCCCAGGACCCATCCGGGGAAACCCACACCCTCCACTTCCAGCCTAACAACAAAAGAAACCAATGGTGGATCAGCATGGCGGACCAGGACCTAGTCCATCATGGCCTCCAATACAGTATACAAAATTCTAACTTTGTGCAGGTGTGGACAGTGAGATTTACTATGTATGTGCAATTCAGAGAATTTGATCTTGTTAACTACCCCAAACAGGGATAATGCGTAGTGATCACTCAATCAACGAGCCTTTTGGCTAAGATCAAGTGTAGTATCCGAAGTGATGACACAAATAAAGTCTGTTTAATAATTGATTTTATTGTCTCCTGTCATTTGTATATCATACAACTGCCCATCCTCCCTCATGACCTGGTAGGTGGTCACGCGCCGGTACAGGGCTCTGATATCCACTTTCAGCTCCACATAATCATACCAGTCCTTGATCTGCTTGTTGCTGGTAATCCACATTGTCTTGGCCACGAACTCAATGGAACCCCCCTTTGTCTCCACACGGAGAGGGTATCTGTCCATGAGTCTCAACAGGTCATCATATGGCAACCAGCCATAATAGTCATCCAGGACCACGTGACTCTGGCCATTATATCCATCCCACCACTTGCCACGTGGTTTCCAGAAGAGGTCCGCACCCCCCTTCTCTTGTACATGTCTAGACTTGCCCACGCCGGGGATACCCACGATGACGTGCACTTCAGTCTTCCACTCCCGGGACTGGCCCAGGCCTGCAGTAATGACGTAGTCCCGGAGGCCACGCCCATACCTTATAAATACAGACGGGAACTCACGGGCCACTTCACTCATTGAGCTGCCGGCATTCAGGGCGGCCACAGCCGCTTTAAGGTCGCTGCGCTTTCCCTGGGCACTGGGCTCTCCTACTTCCAGTAGTAAGTCCCCTCCTTTGGAGCAATACTTCTTATTATCACAATCAGTACCGCGGGCCTGCTCAATATGGCTCCGCTCTCCGATAGCTTTCTTAAACGGGTGGAACCTCATTTTCTTTTTCAGGTTCACAAACCCTTGCAAGTGCGGGGTGCCATTTTCTCCGACCTCCTTCCCGACAACAGCGTACTCACAGTTCTCAGAGGTAAGGAATTCTTTAATTTTCTTCTCCTCCTCTTCTGTGTAGTTGTTAAGAGTGAAACAATATCTCTTCACGGGGTGGCCCGCCATTATCATCGGTAGGGGGGTGCTCGGCACAATCTCGCGCCGCTCGATTGTGCCGAAGTGTGCCGATGTCTCGGGTAATACTG